ATAGCCGCTTTGACCTCTGCCATGGACGACTCATCAAGAGAGTTCATGTATTCACGCGCACAAAGCACGACACCGGATAAGCCACTCTCTGCAAGCTGATAACCTTTAACGGCTGTCATAAGGGCGAATGATCTAGTTTTGGCGGAGTCAGGAACCACGGCCCCCATAGGCGCCGCGATATCTGTACCCCCTTCCCGCGAACACGGGGATTAACTTCGGTGGAAGCTGTAGTTTAACTGTTCCTGACATAATCACTCCTTAACTCAATCTCTCTTGCCCTGTATGCATCAGATGCCTCGGATGCTGTTTTGAAAAAACCTATATATTCGCGCTTGCCATTGTGTCCTATGCTTGATGCGTACCCGCATATGCCACCCTTGCTCGGTCCTCTGGTGTATTTTATAACACTAACGCCCTTCATTCCTGTTGCAGTTCCGCTGTTTGCCTTTCTGTTCCATGCGCTGGTCATGTCATTAACAGGTCGAAGGTTGCTTGCTTTGTTGTTTTTTACGTCACCATCAATGTGATCAACAATCTTCGGCAAATACCCGTTATGAAGAAGAAAGCATACTCGGTGCACTGACACATAACCGGACCATTCTTTGTATGTTATTTTTGCCCTAATATAACCAAGAGCGTCAACCGCCTTTGGTTTAGCGCCAGCGTATCTAGTGTTCCACCATTCTGGCACACCATCCCTGCGCTTCCATGACAGAGTGCCTTCGATTTCGTCGTAAATAAATATAGACTTTAGAAAATCTATATCGTTCATCGGGGGTTGTTTTTGTTTATTCATTCTACGACTTTAACATACACGTCCGCCATGTCAGCAGGTTAACCTTGCTCATCTGGCGCAACCAACTGGATAACAGACGGCTTCATGCTACCATCAGACGAACTCATATCAATCTCTTGCTTGTCGCTGTATCCGTGCTTGCTCAGCATCATCTTTGACAGGCTCGCGTCGAACGTACGATCAAGCCCATTATCAATCAAAATCTCTTCCTGTTTAGCCTCTACGCGCGCGACGATGTCCGAAAACTCCTGCTTGTCATCATCCTTAATCCACTCGTAAACCATTGATTTAGCAATACCGCAATGAAGGGCCAAGCTGACAATCGACGGAATTTTACGCCCACTGATTTCCCAGTTATTAACGTACTCATGCGCCTTTTTTAAAAGCTCAGGTGTGTATTTTGTCGGTCGTCCGCCAGCCATGTTAGAATCCTACCTCAATCTTGCATGTTAATTCGTCCATATTCTCCATCCCCTTTAATTTCCCCCACCGTAGCGAGCTTGTTTGCGCTTGTCAATGTTGGGTTGGTGAAGCTATCAACTCTTTTCTCCAACCTTTTTTCGGAGGCCATTCAACACCCAGCTTTGCGAGTGACGCTTTTGACCAACCACCGTTTTCGCTTTTCAGCGAGTCTATCAGCTGTTCCATTTCACGCTTGCTTTTTACCTCATCCAGTTTCATCTCATCCTCCCTTTTTAACCTATCCCGGCATTCCGCTTTAGATTGATTACAGAATCCCCCTATGCTTGCAAGTAGCTCAACTAATAAATATCTTCATCTGTTCAGGGTGTCATGTGCTTCGATGCATCCGTCGGTGTTATCCTCTGTTAGCTCTAGCCCCATCATCACAGATTGCTTGTTCCTGCATGACTCTTGAAGTCTATCCCGTATAATCTCGCATGAGTTCAATTAAACAGCTGTCAGTTCGTTAAGGCTCGGCGGTCACTCTCTAAAACACCCGAACTGTCAGACTCCCCGCACATCTCAGTGCCGTGACGTTTTCCTTTACGCTTTCGCGCTTTGTCTTCCGATTGCAGAGTCAGGAGGGGTAATCCTGATCCCACTATTTGAATTTAAAAAAGAACAAAAAAATAGCATATTTTTGTGAGGGTTAAGAACGCGGCTAACTAAACCGACCCCTCGCAGAAACATGCTATTCAGTTATTTATCGGCGGTTCTTACTCCGCTTAATCTGATAGCAGATTACACGTTTTTGGGGTCGTGTCAACCCCCTCGCGCCGCTTTTTTCGTCTACGGTTCTTCTGCTTCTTTGTCAGCCTCTTCTCGCTCGCCGCTTTGCTCTCGGCCTTGCGTCTTTTCCTTCTGGCTTTGACCATGTCGTCATAGTTTAGCATCCTTTCTATCTTGTCGGTTCGATTATTTGTTGTCACTAGGCTCGCGCTGAAGTTCTCCTGCGTGCATTTAAGAATGCCCCTCGACCTCCCTATTGCGTTTGGTGCGCCTGATAGCATAATCCTGTTAAACAGCTCCACGCCAAGCTCCCTGCGCTTTAGCTTCCAAGATCGATGCTGTGATAATCTTTCCGCTGTTAACCGTAACGTCTGGCTCTTGATTTTTGCCAACATTTTCGGCTCAGATGACGGCGACATTATCAGCCTTGCTTTAATGGCATCGTGAACCATCGTGTGACAACTTCTGCAAAGCGGTAGCAGATCGCAAATTCTGGTATCATACACGTTCTTTCGATAAATGAGATGGTGTAAGTCCTTGGCCTTCTTCTCACAAATACCGCATTTAGGATTTGTTGACATAACCAACTCGCGTAGCTGTAGCCATTCAGGACTGCTCAAAAACTCGGTCCTGTATTCTTCTCGATTCAATCTTACTGATCTGCTCATAGTCTCACCTATAAAAGCGACAACTCCAGCCTAGGAAGGTGAGACGAAGTCCTAAGCCAGAGTTGCCAAAATTCAAATGTCACAGTCTCACCTGTTCCGAACAAGTTACCAGAACAGGCGTGAAACTCAACCTAAAAAAGCTGTCCCTGCGCCGTGTGTTTATCCAGCCTTTCTGATGCGGCCTTGAAATAGTCCTCGTCAAGCTCGTAGCCTGTGAGGTCGAACCCCAAGTCCCAGCAAGCCAGCGCGATTGATCCAGAACCGAGGTGGGTATCAAGGATGCGGTCGCCCTCTTTGGCGTAGTTGTTTAAGAGCCATTTGTAGAGGGCGACGGGTTTCTGGGTTGGGTGGATGCGATGCTCTTTGTTTTTCATGTCACCTTGGAGCATTCCGCTCCATCTAAATTTAAACATCCTGACAGCGGTCTTAAATGATGTCCAAGCCATTTCCGCATCAGCAAAATCTGATGCACCAGTCTCTTTGTCCCAGATAACCCAGCAAGGCGAACTGCAGTTGAACGGCAAATTATCAATGAAATGATTTGCTCCCCATATGATCTGGTTCTTTGACACCCTCTTTAGCTCATCAAAATAATCGGGGTCTGGCGCAGAAATATCGCCGCCAGCAAATGATTTGTAATCCTTGGCGACCGCCAGCTTACCTCTGCTTGCGTTTCTGTCGCCGTTCTCGCCTATCCCATACGGAGGATCGACTATGGCTAACTCAAAAGCATTATCCTCCATCCCCCGCAAAGCATCAAGGCAGTCCCCATTATGCAATCGTATATTTGCGCGTCCTGTCACTTCTTTCATAACCGTTACCTCATGAAACGGCAAAGTCCCTTGGGATGTGTAACGCCATCGCCAAGAGACCCGCCAAAATGTTTACATATCGCGTCGTTACCCGCAATGTGATGTTGTTATTGCACAGCGCGTTGTGACGGTCAAGCCAAACCTTACCCAAAAAACCTTTCCCTAATTCCGCCCAATGATTGCAGGTGTTTCGCGCTTGCTGATTAAAAAAGTTAATTTAGTGCTTGGCTTAGTCGCTGTATTTGGTAAGTTGTGTGTATCGAAAGAAACGAAACCCACGGAGGACAGGATGAAAGGAACTGAAAAACAAGTCAAATGGGCAACAGAGATTAAAGCCGATATGCTGAAGGGATTAGAGAGCGCGTGCCGCCCAGAGATGATCGATCTGTTTAACGCAGAGGTCGAGAGGCGCGACTCCGCTAAGTGGTGGATTGATGCACATCAGGTTCACGGCGTGAGATCTGTGCGCGAGCTAATGGGCCTCATCGCAAAAGAAATGAAATAACATAGGGGAGCCATATCATGAACGCAAAGCAAAGGATGGATGGGATGAGTGATAAAAAAATAATGCTCCCGATGGTTGCCCCGCGCGGTGACAAATGGATCGTTTATTTCGAGGCCTTCGGAGGAATCGATATTGCAGGAGAATTCAAATCAGCAGATATGGCAGATCTGTTTCACTCTGCTCTAATAAAGCGGATTAAGACCTGTTCATAACCAACACAACCCCCGCCCGAGGGTATCGGGCAGTAACCAAAGGGGACAGGATGAACAAAATAAAATCATACGAGCTAAAAACAAAAGAAGGCAAGCTTATCAAATACCGTTGCGGTAAATTTGAGAAAACAAACAAACCGTGGGAGGTGCTAAATTATCACAGAGGTTGGAGTCGTGGAGATCAGGAGGCAATAAGAATATCTGCTGAAAAAGAAATCGGTGAACCTGTTGAATGGGTTCGCGCCGAACACGACATGTTTTTCGCCTAACGCAAACCCCCGCCCGAGGGTATCGGGCGGGAACCAAAGGATATCTATGAAAGAAGGATTTTTGACAGACGAAGAGGCCGACGCAATCAACGACATGATTTTGTCAGGCATCAAGGAGACGGTCAGGAGCAAAGAGCTTGATTTTAAAATAGAGGCGTTGCGAAAATGCCTTGCAGAAAACTTAAAGCAGATGCGTTAGGTAGAAACGCCGAAAGGCAAAGGAGGATGGGATGAAACTTGAAACTGACGGATACATGCGAGCATTGGCACAAATAGTTAAGCGACTCTCTGACAACGGAAAAGAGTTTTCGGCTATGGAAATATTCGTAATTCAAAAAATGATGGATGGATTGCGAGATCTTAAAGAAGACTAACACCAAAGGCAAAGGATGGATGGGATGAAAACGAAAAAGCAGATAACAGAGTTTTTGGAACTCGCACAGGAGTCACTTGAGCTAACACAAGAGATGAACCAGTCAGAGGCTACGAAGGATGTCGAGTTGCTACACGTAACGCAGATTGACGTTCTTAAGTGGGTTCTCGGTCTGAAAAAGTAAAAAATCGGGCAACTGGAGGCTGAGATGACTTTCGGGCAAATGATTGAAAATAAGATAAGCGGCGAAAGGGCCACTATTCCGCAAGACAAGGAACTTGCTAAAGCAAAGCGCGTGTATGCCAAGCTCAAAAAGCTACAAAGCACAGACTCAGACAGGTTTTATTTTGAGCTTGATGGATGGCGGTTTGATTCGCTCAAGTGTTATCGCGGCAGAGACTCGGTTCACTTGCGCGGAAACAAGAGAAAAACGATCAGTATTTACGACTTAGCACGAGTCAATCGGCTAGGTTTTGTCAGACAAAAAAAGAGCGCAACCGGAATGGTTGATTTTTACACGGAAAACAAAAACGTCAAATCAGAAAGGGCGTTTTAGTAAAAAAGGACGAATGTGATGACGCGCAAAAAAACAACGAATGAGGCTTTTATCGAACTATCCAGCGCAATGACGGCAGTGCTTGATGAGGCTCGGATAGCAATGGCGCCTAAGTGGTATAGAGATGATAAAGACAGGCTGAACAGATGCGTGATTGAGCAGAAAAAGCGCATAAACGAACTAACAAGAACGCCCCACCCGAGGCAAAAATCGGGCAAAGGAGAATTATGAACGCCCCTCAGGAATTAAAAGAGCGGATTGACAAGCGAGCGTCAGAAATAATGCTTGAGCGTATCCGAGAGAACGGGTTTGAGCAGGTGGCGAACCCTAGATCAATAGCCGCAAAGATCGAGCGTCACACAGGCGTAATCGTTGGTTACGACAAATCGACGGTGTTTTTAGACGGCGAACAAATAGAGATGTTTTAAAGCGCAACAGCGCAGGAGGAGAGGATGAGAGTGTATATTGACAGCGAGATTTTTCCGCTATTCTACATGGTTGATATTCTTTGGTGGCGTTATATCAAAATCAACCTGCTATGGATTTCAATTGAGATAGATTATTAACAAAAGGAGATACGATGAAAAGCCATAACACAGAAGAAACCCACAAGCACAACATGCCAGAATGCTTTAGATCAGCGGCGTACATCAAGAGCTACGGCTTGTCACGCTGGATGAGCAAGCACGGCGTAACCCGTCCGCAGATCGCCGAAGCAATGGATGTATCACTTGCGAGCGTCTGCAATTGGATGCAGAACGACAAAAAGCCGATGAGCCAGAAGGCAATAAGGCTACTTTATTTATTCCTTTACGCACACGGCATCAATGGTTTACGAAAGCTGGATTAAAAAAGTTAACAATAAAGCTTGGTTCAGTTTCCCAAAATGCTACCTTTAGGCATCGAAAGAAACTAACCAAAGGGGACAGGATGAAAAACTTCACAAAAAAGCAAATCGCAAAAATGAACTCGCTCGAAAAGAAATTCGGGAAAATCGAATGGAAAGAATATGTCGACGATGGGGTGATTCTTGCGGATGGATGGTGCCGAATTCTTCAGCGTGGTTGGATGGTTGACCGCGACGGAAAGGATTTTTAACAAAGCCGAAGGCAAAGGAAAACAGGCAGGAAACGGTTGCGGTGAAATAATAGCCGAGCGGGTTCGATTCCCGCACTTGCCGCCAAATTAAGGGGACAAAATGAAAAGCGAAAACAGAAAATATAACGACACACACCCGCTGTGGGAACAGAAATCAAAAGGCATTGAAGGGCTAGATATGGCGGACGATGACAGGCAGACTGGCGGCGCGGTGCTTTGGTTGCTTATCGGGCTCATTATTTTACTAATAGCTTTCTCCTTTATCGCTGGCATTCGCTGTTTTGAGCGAGCAGAGGAATACGTTGAAGGAATTGAGATGGAGACAGTGAGATGAATATTGGAGATAAGGTTTTTGTTTATCAAGAAATGGGCTTTAATATAGGAGAGATTCCATCGGTCGGTGAGATCGATCGAGAGACAAAGCTTTGTTTTGCGGTTGGGGCTAACCTATATTACAAGGATAGCCTTGCTTTAAGAGGTCGTGGAGATTATTCAAGCGCACGAATTGAGGCATACGACGAAGAGGCTTGGATTGTTTTCAAAAAGAAAAGACTGGCTGAAAACATAGCGTATAAACTCACCCACATGAACCTGTATTGCATCGATGCGGACAAGCTAATACAAATTGCCAAGATCGTTGGCATTATGGAGGCTGAATGATGAAATGCGAAAATCCAAGATGCAATCGAGACAAGAGCAAGCGTCTGCTGTTAACATCAGAGCACCCAGTTTTTGGGGCCGTGTGTCAGCAATGCTATGCTGAATATCAAAGCCAACAGAAAGAGGTTGCCGCAAAGGTTGAGAAAACTAGGCGAGAGTATGGTAGGAGGGCGCGAACAAACAGCGAGGTTAAAATGGAAAAGCGGAAAAAAATTATCCAGTCGATTCTTGGTGGAATGGTTCGCGTCAATCTTAAGCACAAGGCCCCGTTGGTCGAAATGCAGAAGCGACTCCTCAAACGTGGCGTCGACGTGTCAATTACCACGGTAAAAAAGGACTTAAAAAGGATGGGTTGGAGATGCAATAATGGAAGGTTTAAACGCATGGAGGTTGCGAGATGAAAAAGCCAATTGAAGAAGTGATGGAGAAGGCGAGCAAGGGGCCGTTTGAGTTGTATTCCAATGGTTCTTATTACGAAATTCAAGCCTCATTCGAGGATGGACACTGGAACGATGAGGGATATAACCCCTCAATCGCAAATTTTCACGGTCGGGATAAAGGCAGGGCCAATGCAACCATGATCATGCACTGCCTGAACAACTTTGCGCCGATGCTTGAGGCGTTGAAGAAAGCGTATACTGGCATTGAAGTCAACCGAGACAACTGGACTCCGAACGAGACGGTTGCGCCATGGAATCCAGATGCAAATATTCAAATAACGCTTTGCGCAGGAGAGTGTCAGGCTGTGTTTGACGCAATCGAAGCCGCCTCAACCGTCGAGGTGCCAGAGTGAAAAAGAAAACGCACAAGCAGAAACTAGCCTCGGAGATTCAAGCCTCCGTAGAGCGCATTACGGCTGGCTACATCGTTGAGACGAAGAAGCACCCGCTTGATGCTCAAAGGCACGTCAAAGAGGCGTTGCTTGGCGTTGTTAAGCTGATTGACTCAAACGTGGCAGAGCAAAAGACGTGGAAGTGGTTCG